AAAGCGGCAGGCGGGGCAGATGAGTCCGGTTTATGCGGCTTTGAATAAGTGGAAAAGGCGGCCTTTTTCATACGGTGATGCAGACTGCTGCCAGTTTGTAGCGTTTATCGTGCGAGAGCTTACCGGAAAGGATTACGCTGCCGAATTCAATTATAGCTCGCAAGCTCAAGCGGAGCTGCTGATCGGGCGGCGCGGTGAGTTAATAGATCTAATCAGCAGCATTCTAGGAAAGCCTAGCGCGGAAATAGATGACGGCGACCCTTGCGTTGTTAAGCTTCCGATAGTTGACCAAGTTTGCGGAATCAAGTTAGGCGAGCATGTGGTTTGTTTGACATCGCACGGCATGGCTAGGGTGCCAGAGCGTCACCTATTAGCTGGATGGAGCGTTTAGATGGGTGAGGTTATAGCTGCCATCAAGCTCATCGGTAGTATAATCATCGGTGCAGTCGAGACCGTGGGCGTTATTGCCACCGGCGCATCCTTTGGCGCTGTTGGAAGCATCGTTGCAGGTGCCGCCATTCTGTCTGCGCCCTTGGCAATCAAGGGTCTGATGCCCGATTTAACGATGCCTCAATCGGACACAGATCGCACAAGGCAGCAAACAGTAAGGGGAACAATAGAGCCACAGAAAGTGGTCTACGGTCAGGCATTAGTCTCTGGCCCTTTGTTCTTCGTTGGTGTTGCAGGTACAGACAACAAAGATCTCTACCATGGTGTTGCCTTAACGGGGCATGAGGTAGAAGACATCACAGACATTCACTTCGACAACGAGGTGATAACCGATGCCCAAATTGATACCCAAGGCAGAGTCACGGCGGGTGATTTTGGCCCGACGACTGAAGCAGCGTCAGAGTTTATCTGTACGATTGAGCGCAAGAAGGGCACAACTACCCAGACATCTAGCACCCTACTGACTCCAACCTTCACCGCTTTCACTAGCTCTCATAGAGCGAGAGGCATCAGCTATCTCGTTACTAAGTGGCAGATGACAGACTCATCGCAGGAGATGTGGGATCGGTTGACACCGAGGGACATCAAGGCGCTAGTAAAGGGCAAAAACGACATTTATGACCCTCGATTAGAGGTCGCTGCGGGCGGTGCTGCGGGGGGTTCGCCGACTAACACAACATATCAAGCGTGGAGCGAAAACCCTGCTTTATGCGCTGCAAATTACCTCACAGATACTAAATTCGGCCTGGGTGTCGCTGCGAGCAAGATCAACTGGGCAGCAATCGTTACAGCGGCGGATATTTGTGACGCTACCGTCGCAATACCCAACAGCCAGACGCAAAAGCGATTCACCGCAAACGGTGTTCTGTACGCTACCGACAGCCACAGAGCCAATATCAATAAAATACTGTCGGCAATGAATGGCACTCTCATTTATGCCAACGGAGTGTATACCGTCCAAGCGGGTGCGTATGTCGCGCCGACTGAAGCCTTGACCGAAGACGATTTGGCAGGGCCGATAACCGTTAAGACAAGCGTAGAAAGAGGCAGCAGGTTCAACACGATTAGGCCGGTATTTATCGACCCAAGCCAGAATCACAAAAGCGTTGAGGCTCCAGAAGTACAACTGACCAGCGCAGTAAGCAGGGATAACAACGAGGTACTGCGCAGAGACTTACAGTTATCCTTTACCAATGACAGCTTCATGGCGCAAAGGCTTGCGCACAAGCAAATCCAACTCAGCGATCAGCAAAAGGTGATCAACTACCCTGCTAATCTGAGAGGTCTGCGCATACAGGTTGGGGATCGCGTCAGCGTTACGGTTAGCGATCTAAACTACAGCGCCAAGGTATTCCGTTGTGCGGCCTTTTCTTTCAGTGATACAGAGGATGGCGTTGTAAATCTGACGCTCGCAGAAGATGACTCTGGAAGCTACGCAGACCCGACGGCGAGTGAATACAGCACAATCTCGGCGAGTGGTGTCGTTACGGCGGGATTTAGGGGTGTCCCAGACCCTCAAAACCTCACGGCAACGTCTGGCCTCAAGCATATCGAGCTGAACTGGACGAACCCAAGTAATCCCAAGCTGTTCGAGACCATTGCAATCTATGCTTCTGCGGACTCCTCGTGGAACAACGGGCAACTGATTGGCGAGACTAGAGGTACTCAGTTTTTTCACGATGCAGGCAACCCAGTTGACCCGCTTGCTATAGGCGATCAGCGATACTACTGGATCAGAGCCTTTGCCTACGCGGAGAACAAGAACAGCGCCAGCCCGTTTGTAAGATCAGATCGCAACCCCGACAACGATACTTCTAACGTCCAGGCGACCGTCGGCCCAAATAATCCAAATTATGCCGACATCGTAGACGACACGCCGACGCAAAACCCGCCAGTCAATCTAACGCTTACGGAGACAACTGCGCTGGGCAACGATGGATCTGTTCTGCCTGCGGTCAAGGTGAAATGGACTGCGCCGACACCAAACACATACGTCCAGTTCTACGAAGTCCAATTCAAGCGCACAACTGCCGGTGAAATAGATTTAGGCGCGGTTGCCAACTCTTTCACATCCACCGTTGATTATGGGTCTGTAGCAGACGCTACAACTATTGAGTTAAATTTTGGTGGCGTCAATGAAGCCATCTCAGGCGCTGATCCCGACTTCTCCTCGGTCAACGTCTATGGTCTCTCGACTGTTGTTACCGGCATGAAAGAGCTTGAGGAGTTCCAGTTCCGCGTAAGGGCCGTCACAGTTACTGGCAAGGTATCGGCATTCGTTACCCTCAACATTACGCTCCAGGGCGACCAAACTCCTCCAGGGATTCCGGGCAACATCAGTGCAACTGGCGGCATCCAACAGATCAAACTCAACTACGACCTGCCTTCTGATAGCGATTTGGCATTCGTAGAGATATTTGAGAACACGGTAGACAACCAAGCCACCTCGACCTTAATTGTCAAAACCAAGTCGGATCAGCACACCGTCACTGGCTTAGGTAATAACGTCACGCGATATTACTGGCTCAGAAGCGCGGATCGCTCTGGCAACTTCTCTGGGATCAGCAATTCCGTAAACGCGACGACGCAAAAGATTGTACTTGATGATTTGGCGCAGCCGGTGCTTGACCAGTTTGCAGCAGGTGACGCCTTCGGGATCGAACCTGTCAGCACCCTGTCAGGAGTTACGGGCGACCATGTGGGGCAAATCAAGTTCCTCACGACTACTAGCACGTTGTTCGTGTGGACAGGTTCGTCATGGAGTACAAACCTATTCACAGCGTCATCGGTAAGCCCTGGCGCAGTAACCGCTGCGTCGTTCGCGTCGGGGGTTGAGCCAGTGTCGGTCGTGACGAGTCTGCCCAGCCCGACAGGCTACACAGGGCCAAAGTTCGTATTTAATACAGGCGACAGTCCGCCTAAGATTTACCGCTACAACAGCGCGGTTCCAGAGTTCACCTCGCTAGTCAATGCAGCGGATTTGACTGGCACGTTAGCAGCAGACAGATTCAGTAACACCGTGCGACCGGTGGAGGTCGTTTCATCTCTGCCGACGACAGGCAACTTCCAGGGTCGAGTCGTCCTGCTCTCTAGCGATAACAAGGTCTACAGATTCACCGGCACCAGCTTCAGCAAAGCGATAAGCGCGTCTGACCTTGACGATCAAGTGAACCTAGCAACACAGGTGTTCGGTCAGGTTCAAGCATCGAGCCTCACTGCCGGTCAAATTTCTAGCGCGTCCATACAAACCGGTGCAGTGGTCGCTGATTCCATCGCAAGCGGGGCGATTAGTGCTGTCAAGCTGGCAGCGGATTCCGTAACTGCAAACGCAATAGCGGCAAACGCAGTGACGGCCTCTGAGATTGCTGCGAATACGATTACGTCGGCACAGATCAACACTTCTCAGATTTTCGCTGATTCTGCAGTTATCGGGGCGATTCAAAGCGGCTCAATAACCACATCTGCGGTGGTCGCAGCTATCGGTACTTTCGAGTTTATCCAGACCGCTAATATCGCCGCAAACCAGATTACCGGCGGCAAGATTGCTGCATCGACCATAGATGCTTCTAAATTGAACGTGACAAGTTTGTCGGCTATATCGGCAAATCTCGGTGCTGTCACTGCGGGTTCTATTAACGCGGCTCAGGTCACGGTCTCGAATATAAACGGGTCGAATATCGCGTCAGGAACAGTGCCAACCGCTAGGCTCGATGTGACGGGAATCATCAGTGCTGGCGGCATTCTTGTCGGTGGCAGCAACATTTCTCTGCTTTCTAACAACAGTGGCTTCATTACTGGCGGTCAGGTCAACACCAATGTGACTGCTATATCTGGCGGCGCAATCACGACGGGAACAATCAACGCTAACCGCATTAACATAGACAACGTAACGCTAGACACCGATGGCGCTGGGCAGCTAATTATCCACGCCGCTGGCGTAGACACCGCTCAGATAAAAAACAATGCGGTAAGTAACGCCGCGTCAGCGTTTACAGCGGGCAACATCAGTGTTGTCAATAGTGATAATGAGGTGACAATCCAAACTGTCAGCCATACGGCTACAGGCGCATCCGTTCTGATTTTTGCGAGCTTCAAGGCCGTGCCATCGAGCGGGAGATCGCATAGTGTCACTGCGCGGGTTAAGCGCAGCGGTTCCACGATCTTCACTCAAACCCTCACCGGAGTTGGTGAAACACACTTTTTCTCATTTTCGCTAACAGATTTTAGCGCGAGTGCTGGGTCGGTGACTTATACACTTACCGCTGAAAACAACGGAACAAGCCCACAAGCAGCAGCAACCACCTCGACTGTTTCGAGCAGGAGCTTGGCCTTGCTGGAGGTTAAAAAGTGAAAAACTTCGTTGTGTATGAAGAAGGTGGGAATATTTTACGCTCTGGCGTGTGTGCAGAAACAGATTTATCAATCCAGGCTCAAGATGGTGAGTTTGTCCTAGAAGGTGTAGCAGATGACGCTACGCAAATGATCGTCGATGGAAAGATCGTAGATAAAGGATATTCAGTAACGGACGAATTGAAAGCAACAAATGCGCGGTTACAGAGAGATGCTTTGCTAAGGGAAAGTGATTGGACTCAAGTGCTTGATGCGCCACTTACAGACGATCAAAAAACACAGTACAGAACCTATCGACAGGCTTTGCGCGACATTACACTACACCAGAACTGGCCTGATCTTGCAGACGAAGATTGGCCCATCATAGAGGCATAACATGGCTACACAATTACAAATCAGGCGCGGCACCTCCACGCAGGTAGCCGCATTCACAGGCGCAGAGGGCGAGATCGTTGTAAACACGACCAACGATTCTGTCCACGTCAACGATGGCTCCACGCAAGGCGGGTTTGAGCTTGCGCGGGTGGACGGATCCAACTGGGCTATCACCAATGCTATTTCAACTACCAACAACATATCCTTCGGCGACAACGACAAGGCCATCTTTGGGGCGGGCAGCGACCTACAGATTTTTCATGATGGGTCTAATAGCCATATTACTGAAGGAGGCACTGGTGACTTAATTATCAGAGGCGCTAACATAGAAATTCAAACAGGCGGTGGAAATAGGTATTTTCGAGGCGCATCTAACGCCGCTAGGTTGTATCACACAAACAATGAAAAACTAACCACAACCGCCGCAGGCATCAACGTTACTGGCACAGTGACTGCTGATGGTTTGACTGTTGATGGTGCTAGTGCTGGAACCGTAACAGCCGCCACCTTTACAAACACGACCAACGCAAGCGGAACAAGAGTCCAAGCAGTTCTCCAAAACGTAAGCAGTGTTTGTAATGTCAACTTGGTTAGCGAGCGTGTTGGCGCTAACTTCGGTGCCGATTTTATTGTCGAAACTTCTGACACGGTAGACGGAACGGACAGGCAGCGTTTGCGTGTTGCTGAGACCGGCGATATCAGCTTCTACAATTCGAGCGGCACCAGTCAATCTCTGTTCTGGGATAGTTCTGCGGAGTCTTTGGGTATTGGTACTACCAGTCCAGCAAGAGAGCTTGAAGTAGCAGGCAGTGGAAATGTTTACGTAAGGATAACTGCTCCCACAGCAACTGATAGCGCAGGTTTAGAACTAGCGAACACAGGAGCAACGTGGCTAATTCAGAATGATGACACTTCTAACGATGCTTTGACTTTTGACAGAGCAGGTACAGAAGCCATGCGCATTCTCGGAAATAACACGCTCCTCGTCGGCAAAACGAGTGATGACAACTCTGTTGGATTCAAGACGAACACTGATAGCACTTATATGGTCGCCAGTGGGCAGACCCCTACATTTATCAATCGCCTCGCAAGCGACGGTGTTTTGTTGGAGTTTCGTAAGGACAGCAGCGCAGTCGGTGTCATTCAAGCAAAATCAAGTCAGTTAAGTATTGGTACAGGTGACACGGGCATTCAGACAAACCAAGCTGTCAACGCCATCATCCCGCACAACACCACAACAAATGCCAACGTAGATAATTCAATTGATCTGGGGTATGCGGCTGGTGGAACTAATTTAAGATTTAAGGATCTCAAACTTTCAGGAGGGATATACCTTGGCGGAGTTGGATCAGCCAATAAGCTGGATGATTATGAGCAAGGTTCATGGACTTCCACAACTACTGGTATTACAGGGGCAAATGTTACTGCTGCGAATTACACAAAAATAGGACAACTTGTATCTTGTGACATGCGAGTAACTTGGACAGGCAGCACCAATGACAGTACCGCACTGACTTTCAGTTTACCTTTCACGGCTAATAATCCCGGCGGGGCTTCAAGGACTGGCATAGTTTTTTATCAAGGAACTTCTATATTAGGGGGTAACGCAATATCAGCCCATGTATCTGTCGGAGGAACTGTTGTGTCTTTTTATAATACTGGTGGGGGAACTTTTAGAAGCATTTTAGCTAGTGATGTAAACGGGGCATATGACTGGCTCGTTTCTTTTACATATTTCACAGACCTATAGCCGCAGGAGATAAGCATGGCACTCGCAGAAAGCACTGTTCAGGACAAAATAGAAGTAGTCGATTGCGGCGGCTGGAAGGTTATTCAAGTTCGCACAGCGACCATAATCACTAAGGATGGAACAGAAATTAGTCGATCATTTCACCGTCACTTACTAAACCCAACTGATGATTTTTCTGGTGAAAGTGAGGATGTTAAAGCTATGGCGACTCGGTTTTTCACCGATGAAGCGAAAGCGGCATATACAGCAGCACAATCGGAGGCACCCTGATGGCAGCAACCTGGACAATCACAGCAATGGATCGAGAGTTAACGCAGGGCGATAAAGCCGATGTGGTTACGATGCTTCATTATGAAGTAACGGACATCGAGACCGTAGGAGACGATAATTTCAGCGGTAGAGTTTACGGCACAGTAGCTTTGGCAGAGCCAGGCGACTCATTTACCCCTTACGCGGACATCACGGCAGAAACAGCGGTTGCGTGGGCTAAAGCGGGGCTGGGTGATGACACGGTTGCATCGGCAGAGGCATCGGTAGCGGCACAGATAGCAGAAGCTAAGACACCCACCACTGGCACTGGTGTCCCCTGGTAACATGGACGTTAGTGATGTTGGAGAATCTGCACAGATTTCTTGGAAGCAGGTCGCAGTTCAGAAACAAGAGCGTCTCAGAACTGGCGCTGAAGGCCAGCAGATAAAGGAGGCTGTAGAGACCATCATGCCCGTGCTTTACACGCAGACTGGCACAACCATTGAGGCGCAGCCGCTCGCATCAAGTCAGAGGGTGAACATAAGCGTATGAGTGACAAAGGGGAACAAGCACTTAATGAGGTCAATGCCCATGAGCGCGAATGTGCGCTACGCTACGAGCGAATCGAAGAACGCTTGGCAGAGGGTTCAGCCAAGTTCAAACACCTTGAGAACTTAATTTATGGCCTTTACGCGCTGATTCTCGCGGCAGCCCTTCCACAGTTTTTTATGGGGTAAGCCATGATCATTGAGTCTGTTGCAGCCGCCGGAATGCTGCTCCAGCAAATCAATACCGTCATTCAAAATGTGAATGAGGGCAAGGCCAACGTACAGCAAGCAATGGCGTTGGTCTCGGACTTTGGCGAAGCTCTTAACAGCTTTGAGGTAGATCGCAAAAGCTCTGCCTTCAATGCTCTCTCTAAGAATGACATCCTCAAGCTGCAAATGCTCAGAAGGAATCAGGAGCGATACCAAAAGGATTTGAGAGATTTGCTACTCGTCGCAGACCCGAAGTTGTTAGAGGACTATGATCGTGCCATCAGGCAACAGGAGCATGACAGGAGGGCACACGCAAAGCTCGTGGCAAAAAGAAAACGTGACAGACAGATACTGATTCAACAAATCCTTGTTGGCGGCACTACACTCATCATAGGGGGTGGGCTTGCTATTGCGGTTGTCGTTTTGATCATCAAAGCGTTTGGGTGAGCCTGTTGGAAAAAATTCTATGGGCACTTCTGATTACCGGCATAGCAGGGCCAACGTTTTTATTTGCCGCCAGCTATTGGCTGAATATGACATGATTATGGCGTTCCTGTTAGTCATGTTAGTAGAAGGCGAGCAAGTCGCGGGTAGATTTCACTTCCGCAACATTCACAGATGCAATCAGTTTGCATATTGGCTAGAACAAGGCACGATCAAGCCTATCGAGGACAGGCGTATCAACAAACAAGAGAACGTGACGGCGTACTGCATCCCTGTGAAAGTCCCGCCCACGACTACTTTCTATGATTAACCAAAAGGGTTAGCATATCCAAAACGGATAAGGTTTGAGCATGATTGAGATTGATGGCGTTAAGTATGAAGAGGAAGACCTAACCCAAGAGGGTGTGATTCGGGCCAAGCGTATCGCGTTCCTCAAAGAGCGAAATGTTAACCTTGTTATCGAGCAACAAGAGACGGATAACAACATCGCCTTCCACGCTAAGATCATCAAAGAGCAGCAGGAAGGGATCAACCATAACCAGCCACCCTCAGAATCCGAAGCCGACGGGTAGTCCTGCCTCCTTCCTAATGACCATCAGACCCAGTGTTCCTTGCTGGGCGTGATCGTCAATATTCCCAATTACAAAGTTCACTAGGTCCTCAATCCAAGGCTGAACCATTGGCGGTCTGGGACTGTCCTTCGCCTCGCCTGTTTCATCGTAGAGCTTCTTGCCTAGCTTATGATCTAGCAAGCGTGACGCGACCATCTCACTGTCGGTTGATTGCCTGCTGGATGGCTGCTCAGTGTTCCTTGAAGCGTTGGCGTAAAGCTGAGTCTTGATCTCTGCGGGAGAGGGGAAGAAGTTCTGAGATGGCTTCTCCATCAAATCACATAAAGCGTTGATGAGTGCAGCTTCGGACTCTTTGCCGAAGATCTTATAGTAGATAGGCCGCTGCTCGGCCCACTCCTTGCGCTTGCTTGGCTTCATTGTCAGCCAGTCGTGGAATGCTCTGTCGAATGTTCGCTCGTCCATGTCCTCTCCTAGAAGGGTATGTCGTCTTCGGTATCTGTGAAGTCGGGCGGGAATGATGCCCGCACAATAGGCGTCTGCTCTGGGCCATAGTCTTTGACCCACTGCTCATTGGTCTGAGTCCGAGGATCTTGATTGCGTCCTTGCTGCTGCTGCCTGGCAGTATTGTACCCTTCTTTCATCGCTCTATAATCGTCTGCGCTGCCTTGACGTTGAGGCTTCTGCTTTACAGTGGCGTACAGCGAACCGTCACTCTTCTTGGTCTTCAACTCTAGTCGTACTGTGCCGTCTTGCTTCTTTAGCCATGCAATCGCTTGCTCTGGGTTGATTACGATGTCGCCTTTCACGAAATCAGGAGCTTTGTCATTTGGCGGAAATATCCGCAAGCCGTCCATCCATTCAATATCTGCCATTATCTGATCCTCAATAGGTTTAGGTGCTGTTGTGTTTCATCGGTCATCTCATCGAACCAACTGCGCTTGAGCGGCGGCAGGTTCGTGGCGTCCTCATCCGCTGACTTCTGCTTCCTCGTCCTGAAAAAGCCGTCATGCTGCGGGTGTTCCACGTGGAACAGTCGGGCATAGAAAGCGCGATAATTATTATTTATCTTGAAGTCATCAGGGCCGTAATCGCCAATGCTTACACCCCACCTGATTCGCTCAACCACTGCGCTCGCAGAAAAGTTCTGGCGGCCTGCGTTTATAAGCTGAAAGGTAAGTCGTTTGAACGCCTCGTAAACCCAAGGATTTTCCTTGTGGTATCTGTCAAAATCAGCCTGCATTTCGTCCAATCGAGTATCCATTATTCCTCCTCTGATCTGAAATAGTCTTGCTTCCGAACATAGGTTCTGATCTCAGATCCGAGCCTATTCCAGACTACCGTATACATATCATTGTCTTTTATTAGCTCGTTCCAAATCTGAATCAACCCATAATGGTCTTCTTTCTCATACGCCTCATTGATTGCCCTGTAGTACTCATACACAGAGTCTTCATCGACTGTTATTTTCATCTCATCTATGACTGTCTTTGCAACGCTGGTAGGGCGCTTCCATCCGTTTTTGTACTGCTCTGGAGTGATGAGAGGGCCGTCGCGGTACAAGTATCTGCCGATGCCCCACTTAACGGCTGCGCGTTTGAATGAGTCTGAGAAACCGCCCTTCTCGCCCTCGATAGAGGTGTCACCAGCGCCGTCCGACTTGGCGATCCATCGACCGCCTATGTAGAGACTGAGAGTGCAGCAGGTCTTGCCGTCGAGGCTCTTATAGTCGTCGGACCAGTTCTCTGGCCCTACAACCTTATCGAGCCGGTGCATGACTTGCCGAGCATCAATGTAGCTCAACTGCTTACCACCTGGGCCTTGCCTGCTCTTCACTTCGCTTGTGGGCCACGGCATCTTGAGGTCATAGCTGATCTGCTCTGCGGTCTTTTCAGTCGGTTCTGGGTCGTAATCCGGTTCGTTGGGATCGGTGACGTCGATGTCAGGGTATGTGGTACTCATGCTCGCTCCTCGGTAATGCAGCCAATCTCGTAGCCATTGTTCTTTACGAAATACTGTCGTGCTGGGTTGGAGTTGATGAAGTCGGCAGGCACCTCGATCTTCGCCTTGCCCTCTCGGTACTGGTACTCAAAGAAGGTAAAGCCTTCTCGCTCTAGCTCTTTGGCGTACTGATCCATCTCGGTGTTTACTTCTGCGATCAGCCCAGCTTCAAGGCTCCGATATTCGTCACAACCGTACAGGTGCAGCTTGAAGTCCCTAGCGATCACTCGCACCTCGCCACCATCGCAATAACGGCAGTAGTCAATTTGTGATTCATAGCAGAAGTTTTTAGGCTCACCGCATGAGCATATGTCTGCGTCCGGCAAGTTCCACGGCGCTTGCGGGTTGTGTTTATCTTCGTCGGCTCGGTCTAACACGTTATTTCTCCTTAGTGTTTACACCAAAAGTTTAACCGATATAAGATATGAACTAAAGGTTTATTTGCCAAAAAGTGTATGGTATCTTGCGCGCATGGATCAGAGCATTTACCAAACAATCATTGACAGCAGCGGCGAGGATAGTCAGTCTGCATTTGCAAGGCGCTTGGGAGTAAGCCCTCAGATGTTGCAGAAGTGGCGGAATAATCAAGTCCCTGCGCACTACGTCGTGAGAATGAGTAAGTTGACCGAAGGAAAGGTCACGCCTCATCAAATTAGGCCAGATGTGTTTCTGGCCCAGTGGCGAGTTTAGACCAAGGTGTGCTTTCACCTATCATGCACTCCCGCTGGTGTGGTCGAATGCGGACGGGCCGAGTGATGAACACACGCTCTCCTGCCTCTGCCTGTGGAGGTGCCCAGACACAGGACTCCCAGATCGCAGGCAATCCCTGCTCCAGCCTGTTCCCGTCCAGGTGATCGAAGGCGGGTTTTTAAGCGGGTGTGATGCCGTTGGATGACTTAGGTAGCCAACGGAGACTACGAGACACAGTAGCGAGCACCGCCGACAGTTAGTCTGGCTGACTAGGCATAGGGGGCACCCAGATAGGTGGAACCCAAAACGTGAGCCAGAGGTTTTTGTGCTATTGCCAGGCGCAGGCTGGTGTGTGACTGAAAGGTAAATATGGAAGATCGACTAGCGAAGATTCTTAACTCTCTCTCTGAAAGGATAAATAAATGGGAGAGCGAGAGCGAGAATTGCATCGAGTTAGAAGCAAACTTTAAGAGCATGGAATCGGCTTCCAAGCTCGCTTATATGCAAGCGGGAGAGAGCGCAGTGAAAGCTGAGGCTATGCTAAGAGCAACATCAGACTGGCTTGAGAAGTACAAGGAGTTGCAGCAAGCAAACCTCAAGGTTGAAAGAGCCAAGCGTTCTATCAAACTTGCAGAGCTTTATTTCGATGCAGAGAGAACGAACCAAGCTAATCAGCGCGGTATTGTCTAATGCCTAAAACACTGAGAGCAAAGGCGCTCGAAAAGATACAGTTGCTTGCTAGATTACAAGCGGCTGACGACAGTGGGTTCTGTCATTGTGTAACCTGCGGCAAGGTAGATCACTACAAAAGCATGGACGGTGGTCACTTCATCGCTAAGGGTTCATCGAGCCGATGGGCGTTGAAGATTGAGAATGTTCATCCTCAGTGCAAAGGCTGCAACAGCTTCTCAATGAAGCATGGAACTGCGCCCCACTCCTATACTCTGTGGATGGTTGACTATTACGGCAGAGACTTCGTTGACCATATGATCGCCACGAAGAAAGATGTGCACAAGCTCTATGCTGCGGACTATCGAGATATGATCGAGGACTTCAATCAGCAGATTCTAGCGCATGAGCGTCGGCTAGGACTTCGTGGATCTCTTCGTGCGATAAGTGCGGCACCGAAGAGTCCCAAACGTGCAGGCAATGGTGGCTAGTCGTTTCAGGTAAGTGTAGCCAGACACCTCGATCTTCACAGGCGAGCATCTCTGCCTGCTCCTTGCTATCAGCAGTCACCGAAATGTATTTAGTCACTAGCTCATGGTAGAGGACGTGGTACTTCGGCACAGGTGACTCCTAGTGATAGATAATCAGAGTGAGCGCCATCACAGACGCGCTCAATGTATCGTTGCTCCTCAGCCATAGCATCATCGAAGTCTGCATTGCCAGCATAACCGAAAGCCAAGATCACAAGCGCAAGCAGAGGGTATCTCAATCTAATTCGCATGGCAGGTCTCCATATTTTTCAGACTCTTCGTTGGCGTACTGCTCAGCTTCTTCGTCAGTCATGCCTTTGTCGATAGCTTCCAAGTACAAGTTTTCGAGTAGCACATCTGTGTAGTGATTAGACATTTTGGCGCTGCCTATTTGAAATAAGTAATTTGTTTGACACTCAAGGGAGTGCGGTATTTACGGTCACTAGGATTCGTCTTAGCCCATGCGATCACTTGATCAGCCAGACCATGCATGAACTTGCTAGGCGAAGAATCTCTCTGATGATCACGAAGCCTGATAGCGATGTCTGTTCTGCTTACACGTTCTGACGCGAGCGCACTCTGTACGTCTGCGAACTGCTTTGGCGTTAATCCTGTATCTCGTGCGGCGTGAGCTAGTCTCTCAGCGTCCCGACGCTTCTCGTATGCGCGATTTTTGTCTAGCCACTCTGGGGATGCATCGACCGTTGCTGATCGGTGATCGCTCGTCTGTTGCCCTAGAATGATCGTCCTGATATGCCCGTCGTCTCCAATCACATCGACTTCGTCCACGAACATATCGTTGAGAGTCCTCCCAGAAACACGCAGAACGCGCCCCTGATACTCGACTTCGGTTCCGTTTGTGATAGCCATGTCGTTTCTCCTTAATGACAAGCACAGTATAAACTAAAAGTATAAACAATAAAATCAGCAAATAAACTTTTTCTTTACGAATCTGCTAGAATAAAGGATCACAAATCGGTAAAAATGCAGCTTTTGCGATCCTTGAAAGTGAGGGCAGATGAAGGTAGTGATCGAAAGATTCGCGTATGCACCAGAGGGAACGGCAGGAAGGCTGACCGTTGAGGGTGCCGATATAGACTTCTCATGCTTCACGGTTGAGAGAGCATGGCGCAATAACGAGCCTTGGGTGTCCTGTATCCCAGAGGGCGAGTATAAGTGCGAGGATTACAGCAGCGACAAGTACCCAGATGCGGTACAGGTCAAAGACGTTAAAGGCAGGACGCACATACTATTTCACTCAGCGAACAAGCCGACACAGTTGGCAGGATGCATAGCGCCGGGACTAGGGTGGGGATTCAATGGACAAGCGCCTTTTGTAAACAGCAGCAAGGTCGCATTAGAGCGATTGTTTGAGGCAGCAGGTAAAGACTTCACGTTAAAGATCACCAGCGTGTCAGGTGTGATGCCAAAGGTCACAAGGGCCAAGAAAACTGATGGCGGCTAAGCGGCTTGAAGAAGGCTCGATCTACGCCGACAAGGACTTAGACGGCGACGGTGTGGTGAGTGACTCAGAACTAGAAACCTCAGAGAAGTTGCAAGAGATGCAGTTAGCGCATGAGAGAGCAGACGCGCAGCGAGCTATGAGTTGGTTCGCCCTATGGGGAATGCTTCTCTACCCGTCGCTAGTGGTGGTCAGCGAGTTCTTTGGCATGAACCAAGCGGCCTCGATT